ACCAAATTTAGTTGGAAAATAATTACTAGGAACTTTTACTTTTTTTAGCTTACAATCGAAAGTTCTATTTGGAATAGATCCAAAAGATCTAGAATCAAGCTTCGTGCCGACAATAGCAGAAAAAGGGTATGGCAGATTAGCAGGTATTATTTCAGTTACCTTTTGCAAAGAAACATCTTTGCTTAATAAAACAGAATTTGTTTCATGAGATAATTTAGTAACCCTGACAAATCTCTTTTGGAAAGAATCTACTGCTGAAGTTTCTACCCCTTGCTCTCCATTACTGGTTAAAGTTTGTATGTTTTGATTTGGTAAAGTCGGAAGATCGAAAGGTTCACTTAATATCCTTGCACGGCTAGAATCTAAAGCTATAACGTAATCCTTACTACTACCTTGAAAATCTGGGTTGCCTATATCAATTAAAGTTTGGCCCTCTATTAAAGCAACAATTCTAAAATCTTGTGTTTTATGGATTTTGTTTTCTCCATTTAAGCCTATCAAGCCTGTTTCAACTCTTATATTTAAGACACTAGGAAAAGTACTACCTATTTCTAATTTTGTTTTTTCTTTACCAGACCTAACATTATCTACATTCCTAGTCAGAGTGTCTTTTAAAGAACTTACATTTAAAGTAATAAAAACAGATTCGACATTAGGATTAAGTATTGTATGAGTTACTGGAATAGCTTTTTCATCCCAATTCTTTAAAGAGTTATTTGCCCATTCGCTATAGTTTCTTATTTTTGTGCCTGATCTTCTAGTATCTTCACTACCTTCAGCTACAGGCAAACCATTTTCCAAGTCCAAGTTGAACTGTGTAGATGCAGGTCCATTTAGAACTCTAGACCTAGTTAGCATATTAGAGTCCTCTTTTATTTTTTGAGGAGCTAATTTATTAGATGTTGAAAACGGGCCGTATAAAGGCGAGCCATACTGCTGATCTATAAAAATGCTATTGAAATAACCAAATGGAGTTTGATCTTCGTCTCCATTTTTAAATTCAGCTAAAACATTTGAGTAGTTAAATTTTAAGTTATCAAATTGATAATCATTAGTTGTCCCAAGTTGTATCGCTTGTCTTGAGTATCTTAACTTATCTAAATCCTTTAAAGCGTTTTTGATATGACTATCAATAGATAAACTCCTCTCTACTCCCCAGTAAGTGCCGCTTGTTAATCTCAAAGCTTGTTTTTCATAAAGGGCTGGAAAAGCTATCAATACAAAACCATGCATGTTTCCAGTTAAAGTGCCGTCAGCATTTATTTCTGGACAAGTACAATCAATAATTTTTGCACCATTGTTTACAAGTTCATATGAGATATTCCATGCTTTAGTGGTTCCATATAAAGATGTTGCGTAATTTAATAATCTACCATCACCACTTTGTATGTTGCCACTTAAACCTGCCGCAAGCTCTGGTTTTATTATAATAAAAAATTCAGGCTGTTTTTTCTCAACAGAAACTCCTTTTTCTAAAAACTTTCTAAGTAAATCTTTTACATTACCGCCATTCCATCCAAGTTTCGATAAAGCTTTTGAGGCTAAGTCTCTTTGAAATTTATTTAAAGAAGCAGTTCCCTCAATATCTATATTTGCTCTATCAGCATCGTTTTTAGTATATAAGTCTAAAATATTATTTAAATCTTCTTGTACTAATTCATTCGCTCTAATTCTTGTATGAGGCAAAGCCCTAACTCCATGCGTGACATCAATATACTGTAAACCACAAAAGAATTTTGAACTATTAGTTCTGCTTTTCCAGTTTGTGCTGCCTTCATTATTGTCAGTCCAATACATCGCAGCAGTTGGCCTAGGGTTATTACTGCCAGACCATTTGTCTCTTGTTTTCCTGTAACCAGCATATGAAAGACTAGTTCCTGCACTATCAGGATTTCTAGTAGTATTTAACCAAAAGAAAAAATCTTTAATATAAGCTCTAGCATAAACAGCTATTTTCCTATCTTTTATCTTAGGGGTAGTACTATCTCCACCTTTGTCTTTTACTTTTTGTCTATAGTATAACATCGCAACACTGGGAGCCATTTCTGGTTCAGTATTCCAAACGTCTTGCTTATTATTATCATACTTTAGAGATGAAGCTCTTCCGTCGGGGTTGTATTCATCTAAAGCCTCTTGTAAACCTACAAAAAAGTTTTTGCAACTAGTGGCGCCATTAGAAGTAATATCTATGGGATCAGACTCTAATTGCGTTTCTTCAAGTTCTGATATGGCGTTTCTAGAAGTTGCTACTTCAGCTTCATCTGTTACAGCGACTGGTGTGTCATCTAAATATATACCTTGAAGCATTCTTAACCCATCATTAACCAATATCCCGTTTTGATTTACTAAACCCTCTATTGGGCCATCACTTATCAAATCAAGGTTTTCAGCATAACTATAAGAAGCCCCATACTGCAAATCTCCCATAGCAGGGGGTTTATAAACAGGAGGTTTTTGTTCAGGTCTTTTACCTCCTCCTGCAATAGCTTTCTTTTTTAGTAGGTGGTTCATTCTTGAGTGCTATTGTTTGGAATCCTACTGGTTAAAATTGCGTTAGGAGTTGTGTAATCCTCCTCCTCTGGAAGAAAAGCGTTAGCAGTTAAAACATTTTGTGTTTGTTGGTTTTGCGGGAATGACTTAACAGACGCTTGAACAACCTTAGAACCTACTTTTAATCTACCGTAACCTACTGGAACGGGAGTTCCTTGTGAAGCTGTGTTTAATGGGCTTCCAAACACAAATGAGCTTCTTGATGCTTGTGCTGTAGCTTCAACCCCTTGAACCTCTGGTTTTGGAGCCAAGGCGTAACTAATAGCTGAAAAAGCCAAGCCGCCAACAAGACTTCCCATAAAACCGCCACCAAACATAAAAGTAAAAAGAGTCGCAAAAGGGCCACTTCCTACTATAACAGGAACAAGATCTATTGTTTCTGGGCTTTTTGCATTGTTAAGATCTTCTGGTCTTGTTGCCCTAGTTTTATCAACTATTATATCATAAGCCAAACCTTGTTTTTGTAACTCGATAACTCTTTTGATAAATCCTGATCGATTACAGTCTATAGCTGATAGGACAGAGCTAGGATTATCAATCTTCATGGAGAATACCTTTTCGTATTCTTTTCCTAAAATTCCATGTAATCTGATAGTTGTCATGATGCAGCCTTAATCCTGTTAAGTATATTTACATCTACTTCTATCAATTTAGGCGTATAAATATTTATTTTTTTACTATTTAAACTATAAATAATAAAAGGCTGACAACAGTTTTCTGACATTTTGACGTCAAACTCTGACTCTTTTTCATCACCTTTTACGTGACTATGAAAAACCCCAATCATTTCATAATCATCTTTGAATAAAAGAAAGCTTAATGGGTTTATTAAAAAAAAATTAGAAGGATCTTCTGCGACATTTTGCTCTAATTGCACTAAATATTCTTTTTGGTCTCTATCAAAACCTAAAAAACCACAAATTTCTTTTTTAAAATTTTGGTGTGCAAGTTTTTTTATTATAGCCAAAGCCTGTTTTGCGGTTTTAGTACGTGTTACTTCTTCCATAATTAAATCCATCTGTTCCTGGAAATCCTCCGAACCTTGCATAAAGAGGAGTCGGGTTTGAAAAATTTTCAAATGCTGCATCGACATAAGTTTCTGTTTGAGAAGCAAAAGACCCACTTCCTGTTAAAAAATGATTACCAGTATGAACATCAACCATACCAGTTTTAGTTGACGCTGCTCCAGTTGTGCCGTCCCACCATGCCGTTAACCTATCACCCGTGATACCAGTAAATAAACCTGTGCATTCAGAGTATTCTCTAGGTACATGGTGCAGCGCACCATTTGAGGTACTAGAATTGTAAGGCGTTGTTATTTCTTTATATAAAAAAGATATTTCTCTTTCTGATAGAGTTCTAGACCACAAAGCCCACGGTCCTATGCCACCATTCATAGTGGATATGTGGGAATCTGCACTAGATTCATAACCACCTGTTTTAAACCTTTGTTCAACAGCTCCTAACATAAACGTTTGAGGTATAGCTTTTTTTCCTAACGTATCAAAAGTAATACTTTCTCGTTTCAATGTTGATGCAAAATTACCTAATCTAGTTTCTAATTGAGTAGGAAAAGGGCCATTGTTTACCTTACGCTCTCTTTCTTTTTCGCCATTAACATATATTTTAATTAAACTGGCGCTAGAGTTAATCACACTATCGGAGCTAGTGTCATTTACAATTACATATTGATACCACTCTGAGCCGTCGCTCTCTCCAGCGCCGCCTAAAGATTGTAATTCATTTAAATTTACAGAATTAAAAGTATTTGTTGACCCTCCTCCAGTGTTTAATGTTGGACCTGTAAAATTAGCAGATACAGTATTTCTGGCAACACCTTGAGAGTTTTGCTTAGTAACTTGAATATCACTATTAATATTAAAAAATCTAGCGTTAGGCCATGAACCAGCGTCTCTAGATGAAGTGCTGAAAACTCCAGCTCCAAGTGGCGATAGATTATTAATATGTGTCCAACCAACGATACACCAATCGCCAGTTAAATGACCTGTTATTGAAATATCATCTGTGTGGAAAAGCCCTGAATTAGTGGGTGTATCGCTATCACTTGATTTTAAACCACTAAATTGTAGATAATTAAAACTCCCCGCAACACCTTCTCCTTTTTGGTATGAGATAGACTCGGCTGAATTAAATCTTCTTTGACAAGCTCCTAATTTTTTACTGCAAGCATCTCTTTGCCAAAAAGAGGGATTAGTCTCTGGATTTTCATTAGTATTGTCCCCAACGCAAACGTAAACCGTTTTCATTGGAACCGCATCGTCATTAGTAGTCCCATTAAAAGGTCTAATTAAAACACTATTGTTTTTTAAATAAACTATATCTCCCTTAACGTATGATCTAGTGCTAGACCACTCAGCAGATGAATCATCAAAAAATCCTACAGGGGAGCCGCTTGGAGCTTGATAAGTCGGCACAACAACTGCCCCATCTGCATCTACAAAGGGGCTTTCATCAGCTTTCTCAATTGGTAATCCAGCATACCTACAACCCTCGCCTCTATATTTCCAATAACAAAATTTAGATACAACTTCCCTGTAACTCACATCAAAGCTTTCCAAATCCAGTGGTGAAGCTAGTTCTAATTCAACAAAAACTTTAGATTCTTGAGTTTTTCTCCCAACCAGCCATGTTTCATTTGTTAATTCAGCTTTAGGATCGGCTACACCAAAAGGGTTTTCACCATCAAAATTAGCATCATCTATATATTTAACAGATACTCTTTTCCTTACGATTTTAGCATTAACAAGGTCATCATAGTTTTGCAGAAAGTTTGTGATAATATAGTCTTTATTTAAAATTCTAAGCTTTGGCCTAGCTAATTTTCCATCTCCAAAAATATCAAAACCTTCACATTCCATAGATAATGGTAGATACTGGACACCTTGCCAAATCAAAGACTTGTTAAATACAGTTCCAGCATGAAAACCCAAAAATAAAGTTGGTTTGTTAACTTTATCTGGGAATACTCTAAATAATTCTAAGACAGCTGTAGGCTGCAAGTCTAAGAGACTATCTGCTACTTTATTTTTTGCTTCATCGGCCATGTTTAAATTTACACTAGACTATATATAATAACTAAAAGAAGTGAAAATTACACAACTCACAAGAGATACAGAGACTATTTGGGAAGATTTTTTAAGCTTCTGCATAAAGTCTAAGCCTTATGATTACCACCAGATAGGATCTCTAAGATTAAAACAGGCAAAAATCCGCAAAAACTTTGAAGATTTAGTATCCTCTTGTCAGGTTTTTGTGGCTACAAATAATAAAAAAAAGGTTGTCGTTGCTTTTTTAAAAGCTTATGATACATTTATAGATGTTGAATTTATTTTTGGCTTTAGACAAAGCTTCAATTCAGCAGTTATTATATCAGCAGTGCATGAGATATTTTCTTACGCTTCAATTTTAAATAATAAAAAATATTTTAAAAGTCAAATTAGGAGAAAGTTTAAAGTAAACTCTTACAAAAAATGGATTGAAAGATATGATAATAAAGCTATTATTTTCAACGATAAAGATGATACAATAATTTGGTGCAATTTAAATAAAATGAAAATGAAATTTAAAGTAATAGGATCTAACTCTGCGATGGATCATTTAGTAGGTGAAATTGGTTATTTAGGCAAGACTTACGACTATGAACCTAATTCAAAAATAATAAGAGAAATATTTTTTGGTGAGGAAAAGCATCTTCTAGATGAAAAAACAATAGAATTTACTAGCGAATATGTTTTTGTGCATGGATTCTTATCTAACGATAAAGATAAGGTTGGTCGTGTTACTCTTAGATTTGAGCCTCAACAAAAAGAAGAGAAAGTGTGATGTTTCAACTTATAAAATCTGTTTTAAAATCTATAGAATTATACTTAACATTAAAAAATAAAAAGTTTTATTATGACCTTTACAAAGAATTTAAAGAAAGAGAGCAAAAGCTCGTGCAAGAAATTGAGAACCTTAGGATTAAGGGCGATACTCATAGCGCTGACAGGGCTGACCTCTTGCGAGACTACCTCAACACCGAGCGTAGGGAATTTGAACATATATCAACCTTCTACTCTAAGACTAGAGAAAGGGAAAGCGATACAAACAATTGACGGTACTTACACACCACAAACTAATGAAATTTGGCATTCAGATGCTAGATTTAGGAAATTAGAGAGGGAAATTTACTCCTCAAATAAATAATTGTGTAAAAATAAAAAATAATCTTGAAAAAGATTACAAAAAGTTCATAATACAATAACATGAAAAAAGTAATACTTGGCCTTTTGGCCGCGTTGGGCATCACTTTTAGTGGTGCAGAGTCAAATGCTACTACTCTTGCTGATAATATTGGCGTTAGTGGTGGTATTTCAGTGAGCAACTTCACTACAGATAGAGGTTTAGCAACAAGAGAGGATTCATTTGATTATTCTCTATCGCTAACTGCACCTCTTGCTGGTGGTGATTTTTCTATTGGGTTAGGGCTTGCGGATGCAGATGATGATACAGATGGATCATATTCTGTTTCTTATAGCAAACCAATTGAAATTGCAGGGCAAAAACTTGGAGCAAAAGCAAGCTTCTCTGGTCTCGATTCTGTTTTCGGTGATCGTGAAGAAGTTGCGGTTGGTCTCACATACGGCTACAGCCTTTTTGATGCATCAGCAGCAGTTTGGCATGAGCTAGAAAACGATTGGTTTGGAGTGGAGCTAGGTATCTCACGCGCTGTGGGTACTCCAGTCAACGATCTCGTTGCAACCCCATTCCTCACTGTAAATCTTGCAGATGAGTATACAGCTATAGAGGCTGGCGTTAAAGCTAGCTATCCTATTAGTGATAAGCTTTCTGTTTCAGCTAAGCTATCATACAACAATAACGACTTTGATAATTCAGCTTTTAGTGTTGAAGATGAGTGGATTATTGGTGCTGGACTAAAATTTGATTTCTAAAATTTTTATCACGAAATTAAATAAACTTAAAAAGCTCTCCGCAAGGAGGGCTTTTTTTGTGTAACTAATAGTTATATGGAACCCGAAAAGTCTATTTTAAAAGAGTTTCTTAACGGAGGATGGCTTGTCCCACTAGTAGGAGCTGCTGCAATGTTTGCACGGCTTCTGTCTGGGGATAGTGGTTTATCGGTAAAACAACAGTTCAAAAGAATTTTAACAGCAGCTATAGCGGCAGGTATTGCATGGTTTGTATTAGAGCAAACCGATGTGTCATCTCTAACAAAAGCTATTGCTTATGGTATTATTGGTGTTGTTAGTCCTGAAGTTATCGGAGGCATAGTTCGTCTAGGACAAAAATTCGAGAAGAACCCAGAAAAATTTATTAAGAAATGAGACCTAAGTTTATAGTTTATTGTTTATCTGCCATTTGTTTACTCTTTGGATTAAAGGGTTTTGAACTAAATAAAGATATACAGAACACATTGAAAGAAAACGCTCGACAATCAGAGTCCTCTATTATGGAGATAGGCATGTGTTTTGATTGGTACGGTGTTATTATAGTAGATTCTGTAGTAAAAACATCTCATGGCATGATGACCCCAGCAGAGATGGTAGATGTTTTAAATGAGGAAAGTGGCTACAAGGATGAATATTTAGAAGGCTACAAAAAAGATATCACACCAAAAGAGCAGGAGTATGCTGACTTCGTGTTCGAACAAGAAGAAAAAATAAGTGCGTATGTTAATGAGTTAATAGAGTGGGCAAAAAAAGGTGATATAGAGATGATTAAAGCCTCTATACCTAGAATGTATGATATGACTGACCCTACTATAGAAGCCATAAACAATATTATGGATACAAAAATGTACTACAATGAGGAGCAAGCAGAAGTACTAAACAAAAAGATTGAAAGGTTTTCTGATTTTATCTGTACTCTACTAGCTTTATGTTTCGTTATGTCTATAGGCGCTTCATTTAGTAGGAAATGTAATTAAAATGAATTTTAAAGGTAAAAAAGAAGTAGTTAAGGCTGTACAAAAATTATTAGGTGTTTCTGCTGACGGTGCAGATGGACCTGTAACTTGGAACGCTATCTTAGCAAAATTGTCCACTAAAAATACTCCAGCGCCAGATGGTAATATACCAAAAAAAATGGTTTCATTAGCTAGAGAAGAGATAGGGGTTTCAGAAGTTGATGGCAGTAATTGCGGCCCAAGAGTAGATGAATACAAAGCGGCTACTTGGCTTGATCCAGATAAAGGTTGGCCTTGGTGTGCAGCTTTTATCTGTTGGTTAGTTAGAGAAGCTATCGAGGGCGAAGATATAAAATTTAAAAGACCAAGAACTGCTGGCGCTTGGGATTTTGAGAATTGGGCCAAACAGCAGGTTGCAAATGGCATAGATCTTCGTAAACCAACAAATGGAAACATTAAAGCTGGAGATATAGTTGTTTTCACATTTTCTCATATTGGTTTAGCTGTAAAGGATATAGATTCAAGTGGTTATGTAGTAACCATCGAGGGTAATACCAATGGAGCTGGCAGTCGTGAAGGTGGTTCTGTTTTAGAAAAGAAGCGCCATGTCTCTAAAATAAGAAGTCGCATAAGAATATCTTAAAAATACTTGAACAATATCTCTCTGTTATTATTATACTAATATGCGAGAAGATAAGCCCAAAGGAACATTTTTAATTGATATAAAAATCCCCAGTTATATTATTTTTGATTATATTATTGGACGAAGCCCTCAGCACCCTTTTGATTTGCTTTTAGATATCCATGAAGAAGAGAGGTTTGAATGCCAGCAAACTTTTATTTATGACCATAAGACAGGCGCGAAGGTAGTGCAGAGTTTAGAGTATCTAACCTTTTTTATAGAGTTAGATAAGTGTAAAAAAATATTATTTAGAAAAGGGAATCCTAAAAGATCAGAGGTAAACAGATTAGCTGAAGAGTTATCTGAAATTGTTCCTGAAAAATTATTACTTCCTACAGATAACTTTAATTCTCAAACTAAAAAGACTAATCACGAGAAGCTCCAAAAAATCTTCGGTATTAAAGATTTTAAATCATTAAAATTCTCAGATGCCAAGATAACAGAGGAGGATGTCCTATTAAAAGAATATAGACAGCAGCAGCTAAAGATATACAAAGGTCTTATGTAATAAGATATGAATTTAGTAAATGACATACCAAATACAACAGACGACTTTGAGCATGTAAATTGTATTATCGAAATTCCAAAAGGAACAAATACTAAATATGAATACAATGAAAAGTTAAACATTTTTGAATTAACTAGATGTTTAGTTTCATCCTTACAGTACCCAATAAACTATGGGTTTATTCCTAGAACAATAGCTTTAGATAACGATCCTCTTGATGTTTTAGTTTTTAATCATGACCCAATCGACAGAGGGACTCTAGTCAGTTGCAGAATCCTAGGAATGTTAGGGTTTGAGGATGATGGGGAAATAGATAATAAATTAATAGCAGTTCCACATTGGTCCCCAAAAGAAAGATATAGTAAACTGCATGACATAGAACCAGAGCATTTAAAAATTTTCAGACAATTTTTTAAAATATATAAGCTTGATAGAAAATCTACAACAAAGGTTGGAGATTGGAAAAGCTCTTCGATTGCTATAAAAACACTAAAAGAATCATACGATAGATGGAAACGGGCCAATGAGGAAAGATTCCATGAAGAGTGGACGGAAAAGCAGTTTTGGTCTAAAATTAGAGAAAAAGGT